ACACCCGCTTCAGTATGACTAGCTCTAAAAGAAGTAGAGGTTATAGTTTGATTATAATTAGTATTTGTACCTGTGTCTGCTTGAAATTGTAATCTTGCATTATCATCTGAGGGATGCATTTCAATACATTTAAAAATATATTCTTTATAAGTAGAATCTATTCCTGAAGTAAAAGATATTGTAGAACTACTACTAGCAGTCTGGGTAGATAGCAACACTAAATTCCCACCAATATCCCCTGTCTCTAGACCATTGTTGCTTGAATTAAACTTAATCGCCTTGCTTGCTGAAGGCGTTACATTCATGCTATTAAAGTTGACCTTAGAGAGTGCCATGGGTTAGGCTCCAAATAATGCTTCTATCTCAGCATCTGTTAATGCTTCCCCTGCTTTTAGTTTAGCTTTACCAGATGTTTTATTTGCATCTTTAGTTTCCTCTTTTTTTATAAAATCATTAAAATCTTTTGTTGCTTGTGTTTGAAAGTTATCAAATTCTGTTTCTTCTTGTGATGTCATTTGAATTATTTCACCACATACATTTTTAAATTTTGCCATTATGTTGTTACTCCATATAAACTAAATTTTCCTGTTAATGTTCCTGATGTTGCTAAAAATTGAATACCATCGCAAGCAGCAGTTCTTGAGGATGATCGATCTAATAATCCAGCTCCATGAGATAAACTAAAATCATTTGCATCATTTCCATTATTACAACCACTATAATAAACTTGTTTAAATAAACTTGTTGATGAAAAATTATAAAGTCTAGCTTCAAAATTAATACTAAATCCTGCTGTAGTAGTTGAATATCTTTGCCAATTTCCTCTTATGTATGAAGAACTAGTTGAACCATCCACACCTAGAGATGATTCAGTTCCTCTTGCAACATAAGAAACTGTATCATAATCACTTGAAGATATAAAACTTCCAGATTCTCTTAATCTCATAACAACTCCAGCAGTTGCAGATACTATAATTCCACTTCCTCTCACTAAATAGGTGTCAAAAGTTGAATCAAGAGTAACTCCACTTGTGCCATCTATAAATTCTACTGTTGAAGCTGTAGAAGCATCAATAGTTTTTATAAGAGTAGTTGTGCCAGTTCCTTTAATTAAACTGTAATCAATTCTTTTTAATGTACCAGCATCACTAACTAGAAACTCATCAGTATCAGCTGGTTCAGATGCTAGTGCAGTTTTACCAGATATCAAATCATTACCAACCATAGCAGCTGTAATACTATTAGTTGCAGGCGTTACAGTTTGTAATGCTCTACCTAAAAATACACAGTACATTGTATCTGTCGAAGCCGTAGCCTCACTTAAT